TATTTGTGGAAGAACAGCTTCATCCAAACGGATCGACGTCATTGGATGGAAGAGGAAAGAACCGAACGAGGAGTGGAGGTCGTTGAATGACTCCGTCAGGAGTTGATGAAGTAGATCAAATTGTCGATGCCACTATTGTAGATGGCACTGTTGTCGATGAAGTAGTCTCGGCTGAGCTGGAAGTTCCTCAACGTTTGACGTCTTCAACATTGGGACGTCTTAAGACAAGGAAAGCATCTGATCGAACTCAGCGCTGGCTCAACGCCTTGCTTTATGGAGAGTCAGGAGCAGGAAAGACTCTCCTTGCTGCACAGGCCGCTCTCGTAGAGGAATTGTCTCCCGTTCTCTTTATTGATATGGAAGCGGGAACGCGAACGCTCGACCATCTTCCTCCCGAGGCTCTTGAGCTTATCGATATCTACCAGCCTGGGAAATGGGATGACCTACAGGCTGTCTACGACGAACTGTTTAGGGGACGGCATCCCTATAAGACAGTCGTCGTAGACAGCATTACCGAAGCTCAAGCTCTCAACATGGCGAAGCTCGCAGGTTATTCCTCGAAGGTTGAGCTTGACGCTGCGCTCCCCAAGTTCGAAGAGTGGAATGAAACTACTGCTGAGATGCGTAGATTCTTCCGCGCCTTCCGAGACCTACGTATGAACACCATCTTCACAGCAACAGTCTATGAAGATGCTGACCCCTCGAAGGGTACAAAAGATAACCCCGCATGGCTTATCCGGCCGAACGTCAGCAAGAAACTCCGGTCGGATTCCCCCGCGTTCTTCGATTTCGTTGCATATCTCTACGTGCAACGACGTGGGGGAGGCAATGTGCGATTTGCCCTGATGGATAGGGACGATCGTATCACTGCCAAGTGTCGGACTCCCGGTGTTGGAATCAAGATTGAGAATCCGACAATGAAATACATGTACGACGTCATGGTGCGGAACCCTGGGCAATCCACTGTAGATTTCGACAACTCCACGGTTGTCACTTCATCTACAGGTACTAGCAGCCAGACTCAACAACCCATGATGAAGAAAAAGAAGTGACCCTGCATCTGAATCTGAACCTGAGAAGAGAGAACAATGCCAGTCGATGACGACGACCAGCCGATCCACGTTAACTTTTCCGACGTCGAACCGCAGAAGGATTTCTTCCTCCTTCCTGCGGGGGTCAACGTAATTGTCGAGATCACTGATTTCGAGAAGGAAAGGACCAGCGAGTCGGCTAAGAACCCCAACGCTCCAATGGTGAACTGGACGTTTACCGTTGAGTCCACTGAGGATGGCGACGACTACTACACCGGGCGCGTTCGTAGCCCGGAAACGAACAAGACGTCCACGGAGACCATTAAGATTGAGGGTCGCCGCATCTTCGAGCGTATGGTCTTCGTCGAGGAAATGCTTCCGCGCGTTATGCAGTTTATGGAGGCAATGGGCTACGAAACCGAAGGTGACATCAACATTTACCCGGAGCAATTGGTCGGCGAGCGGCTGATGGTCCAGGTTGGTGTTCAGCCTCGCAGGAAGAACAAGGAAACCGGCGAGTGGTACAACGCTCGCAACAAGGTTAACAAGTTCCTCCCACTGCCTGATTCCGAGGAAGACGCACCGGCACCGGTCGCCGCAGAGGCACCCGTTACCGACGAGAAGAAGGCAAAGGCTAAGACCTCCACCACCAAGGAGGAAAAGCCAGAAGAGGCAAAGGTGTGATCCCTTCATAAGATTGTGGGGAGTGCCCTTTAACCGGGGCACTCCCCGCAATGCGCTTTGGGGACGGGGGTGGAATTAGGGTGGTGACGTTCCTTAGACCAGAGGATCCACCCATGGAAGACCTCCCGAAGACATTCATCGATGCCTACGCGGAGTGGGCGCATACCGTTACGGATGCTCCCGTACAATATCATAAAGCAATCGGAGTCTCGATCCTTTCGGCGACGATGGCTCCGCATATTTGCCTGCCCACTCAACAAGCGACCTTTGTCCCCAACATTTGGATTATGATACTGGCGGGCACTACGGTGACCCGTAAGTCAACCTCGCTTGATATGGCCAGGCAGTTACTTGACGATGTATTAGATGACTATCTCTTAGCTAATGACGGGTCGCCGGAAGGTCTCCTCACGGAGCTGTCGACTAGAGATGGCAAGGTCTCTCTATTCCACCGCGATGAGATCACCGGCTTTATGGATGCCATCATCCACAAAGATTATATGGCGGGTACGATAGAAAACCTCACCCGACTCTACGATGGGCAGCCTCAGACTCGGATTCTCAGACGTGAGAAAATCGAAATCAAGAACCCTTACCTGGTCATTATGTCAGGTGGGATCAAATCACGCATGGAAGAGATTATCAGTATGGAGCACATCCGTACTGGTTTCATTCCGCGTTTCATATTCGTCACGGGGACTACTACTCCCGAGCAAATGCGACCGCTCGGTCCCCCTCTCGATGATGATGTCATGCTGGAGCTGGGCGAAAGTCCTCGACAGACGATTGTCGATATGCTCTGGCAGATTAAGCACTTTTATAACGCGCCCGAACCTACCACCGAAGATAGAGTCACCGGTGTCGGGGATGACGGCGTCATTAGTATCAAGCTTTCGGGTGCTCCTAGCGCTGTCATGAAGCCTAAAGCTAAGCGCGTCAAGCTACAAGGGACTCCCGAATTCTGGACTCGCTTGGAACAGCTCGACCGTGACTCTGTCGCCATGGGACTCAATACTTCCGATCCCGTCCTCTATGGCGCGCTTTGTGATCGTCTGAAGAACTCCATCATTAAGGTAGCGATTCTTATCTGTGGAGCAGACCTCAGGGATAAGATCACGGCTGAAGATTTGCAGAAGGCCATTCACTATGGCGAAGAGTGGCTTCAGAATGCTATGCAGTTTGCTCTCGCTGTAGAGCAAAAGCCTGATATGAACAGGTTCGAAAAGAAGATCGAGAAGATTGCTAACTGGATTAAGATGGAGTACCCCACTCCGCACAGTCAAACTGAGGTGATGCAAAAGTTCCGTATCCGTAAGAGTGAAATCTCAGATATTGAAGAAACTCTAATGCGTCGTGGTATGGTCTACATTAGACCGCATCCAGCATCGAATAAGACACCAGGGACCAAGATTTGGTATTATGTTCCTGACAATTTCTTAGCAGCTAAGGGCGCGAGTCGAGAGGATTCATACGTTGTCGGAGAGGATGAGAAAGAAGGGGGAGCCTCCGGCCCCATTAGAATCCGACGACCCACCGCCAAGCCCAACGAAACCTAAGCGCGCCCTGAAGAGAATGGTTGATAACCGTGCTCCTCTCAGCATTGACGAAAGAAAGCATCCTCTGGCAAACTGCGAGCGGTGCCCTTTGGGCCGTAGAGGAAGGTACGTACCCTCAAAATTTCCAACCAATCCAAAATCTTCTTCAGGATTGGCTTTCATCGGGGAAGCGCCGGCTCGTCATGAGATCCGAGCCGGGGAACCTTTTGTGGGGGCATCTGGCCAGCTTCTTAATGCGGTCCTCACTAAATACGGCGTTGACCGTGGAAGTGTCCTTCTTACCAACGCGGCAAGTTGTCATTATCCTGACTCGATGAAGGAGCTTCCTAAGGAAGCTATTGAGGCTTGCCGCCCACGTCTCATTGCCGAGCTAGAGTACGCTAACATTCACACTGTTGTGGCAATGGGTAACTCAGCGGTATTGCCTCTTCTTCCCAAGGAAGATACTAAGAAAGGAATTACCAAGCTCCGGGTAGGTCCTCCCAAGCTCGTCGCACTCGAACGGTCTATCCCTATCGAATTAGTTGCGACTTTCCATCCTGCCTACGCGCTTCGCAGCCACGGCATGTTCCCTCTCATGCTGAGCGACATCGGAAAGGCGATCAATAAGAAGCGAATCTCTCGTTGGTATGAACCTACCTACGAGGTTATTACCGAACCCCGCTATGCCTATCAGATTATGCAGGACATCATTACCCTCAATCGAGGTCAGGGTGTAGTTGTCGATACGGAATCGGGGAGAGACAAAGATGTCTCCTTTGGACGGGATGATGGTCTATTTGGACGAGTGCTCTGCATTGGCATCGGACCGACTGATGTCTCCCATGAGCACCATGTCTACATCTTTGCCGATTCCTGTTTCGGAGTCGACCAAGTCACCATCGACGACTACTCCATCATTAACAAACAAAAGATGGTCGAACTACTCCTTACCTGCGGAGTCATTGCGCAGAATGGGAAGTACGATGTCGGCGTCCTCATGGCTTTCCTTAACTGCGCCATTCCCTTCCCGCTATTCTTTGACACTATGCTCGCGAGTTATGCCCTCTATGAAGTTGGAGGCATCCACGGCCTCGATTATATGGGCCAAGAACTTCTCGGAGCGCCCGACTGGAA